CGAGTGAGGCCGCTCGCGCCAATGATATCGTCCGACAGCTTACCGAGCTCCAAGCCGTAACGGTTGCCCTACACCAAGCGTGCACGGCAAAAAGGGAATGAGATGTATTTTTTGGGGTTATTGCTGCCGTTGGCTTATACGCCGACCTTTAACGGGGTCACGTCAGCGCGTTGGGCGTTACTAGCGGTAGCGATACCGCTTTTTCTATTGTGGGTGCGAGAAAAGCGCGGTCTCGCAAAGCCTCCAGCCGGTTTTGTCTTGTTATTTGCCCTGCTTTTCGGCCACTACGCTTTATTTAGCAGCTTCGCCTTAGCTGGGCTAGATGATTTCATCCACCTTTGCATCCTGTTTGGTGCCTTCTATTTGGGCATGCATGCGTCAGACCTGCGCGACTTTTGGTTGGGTTTGGCATTAGGCGTAACAATCAACGCCGCGCTTATGGTGGCGCAGATGCTGGGCTACTCGGGGATTGAACAAACAGCCGCACCCGCTGGCCTGTTCCGTAATAGTAATGTCGTTGCTGAGGCTGCGTGTATTGCATTGCTTGTTGCGGGTTACTACCGGATGTGGTGGTTACTGCCGGGCGCACAAATAGCAATTGTTTTATCCGGTAGTAAGGCTGCCTTTGGAGCTGCAGTCGTTTCTGTGCTCTTTTTGTTTATGCCGGGTCGCTGGCGTTACCTTGCGCCTGCGCTGGCTGGGGTTATTGGCGTTACATTTTTTTTGCACAGCACCAGTATGAGTGAGCGTGCGTTGATCTGGTTGGTGCTCCTAGACGCCGTCAATTGGACAGGCCACGGCATTGGATCGTATTTTGCAGCGCACACCGCTACAGGCTTCGCACATAACGAGTATCTTCAAATGTGGTACGAGTGGGGGTTGTTTTGTTTGCCCGTCTTTTTGGTATTCTATAAACTAATGAGAAAGGAACCCTCACTTGAACAATCGATTATATTTTGCGTTATGGGCTTGTCCTTTTTTGCGTTCCCGCTTCATATGCCGGTTACGGCGTGCTGCTTCACGCTGGCTGCTGGTCGCATGTATAGCCGCTGGTATGCTGTTTGCAGGCCGTTTGATGCTGGCCGAGATCATTCTTATACCGCTAACAAGCGGGACGCCCATGTCGTTTCAAGATACGGTGCACACGTTAGACCAAGCAGTGGCAGCATACCCGGCAGCAACGATTATTCGCGCCACCCGTGATCAATTAAAGGCACATTTAGTGCCACGTAAGGACTGACCCAATGGCACAAAAGAAAAGCCTAGCAGGTAGCATGAAAGCAGCACAGCGGTTGGATAAAAATGTGCGCGATGCTTTGCGGGGCAAAGGCAAAGCCCGCGACCCGCAAGCGCAATCAGTTGTTGATAGTTTTGTCAATTTTAATCAATTGATGGGTGTGGGCGCGGACAATGCCCTGACGACTGCAGGGTATGGGTTTAATCCCATAACGCGAAACCGCACCATGCTTGAGTGGATTTACCGGGGCTCATGGCTTGGTGGCGTGGCGGTCGATGTGGTGGCGCAGGACATGACACGCGCCGGGGTTGATATTATTGGCAACCTGCAACCTGACCAGCAGGAACAGATAAACGAAGCGGTAAACACGCTCGGTATCTGGAGCCGTTTAAAAGATACCGTTGCATGGGCGCGGCTTTATGGCGGTGCCATTGCGGTCATGCTGCTTGATGGACAAAACTATAGCACCCCGCTACAGGTCGACCGCGTGGCAAAAGGCCAATTTAAAGGGCTGCTCGTGCTTGACCGCTGGATGATCGAACCAACATACAATGATATAGTTACCGATCCCGGCCCGTACCAAGGCATGCCGAAATACTACACGGTGGTGGCTGATGCGCCTGCTATGCCGAAGGTGAAAATCCATTACAGCCGGTGCATTCGGATGCAAGGTATTACGCTTCCATACTGGCAAGCCCAAACCGAAAACGGCTGGGGCATCAGCGTCCTTGAGCGACTATATGATCGGATGATTGCATTTGACAGTGCCACGACCGGAGCAGCCCAGCTTGTCTATAAGGCATATTTGCGCACCTACAAGATCAACGGCTTGCGTGAAATTATATCGACGGGTGGCAAAGCCCTCGAGGGTTTGGTTCAGTTTGTCGAAATGATGCGCCGGTATCAGGGCATTGAGGGGATCACGTTGTTGGACGGCGAGGATGAGTTTGATGGCACCAGCCATAACGCTTTTGCTGGTTTGGGGCAGGCGCTGGATTCATTTGGTGAGCAGCTTGCCGGGGCGTTGCAAATACCGCTGATCCGTTTGTTCGGCCAGTCACCGCGTGGCTTTAGTTCCGGAGATAACGACATCCGTTTGTATTACGACGGCATCAGGCAGCAGCAGGAACAAACGCTGCGCACGCCTGTTACGCAAATATATCGAATGATCGCAGCCAGTGAGGGCATCAAATTACCGACCGGCACCAGCATCGACTTCCGGTCGCTATGGCAGCTAAACGATGAACAAAAAGCCACTGTAGCCCGCGATACAACGGATGCTGTGGCCCGCGCCTTTGATGCCGGTATTATTAGCCAGCGGGTCGCTTTGCTCGAATTGCGCCAAGTAAGCCGCACGTCCGGGGTCTTTAGCAACATAACGGATGATGATATTGAAAGTGCCGAGGACGTGCCACCGCCACCCGCTTCGGAGGTAATGCCCGAAAACAATATGCCCGGTGGCAAGGAGAATCCAAATGGTGATGAAACGGATGTCGAAGCCGATCCTGACAAGGAGAAGCGCACACGGGCGAAGGATTCGGTCGAGGCGGTCACCGCAGTTAAACGTATGCACGATATCGATGTTGTTATCGAGAATCCGAAGGGCTCAATTCGGAGCAGTAGAAGCCTCGACAATCCGTGGTCGGTCGTCATGCCTGCGCACTATGGCTACATCCAGCGCACCACGGGTGCTGACGGTGATCAAGTCGATTGCTTCATCGGGCCAAACCCGGAGAGCAATTTGGTTGTGCTTATACGCCAACAAGACCCGGATACAGGTGCTTACGATGAAGACAAATGCATGATCGGCTATAACGATACGCAGAGCGCACTCGGCAGCTACTTGGGGGCGTACAGTGACGGACGTGGCTGGGATCGTATTCAATCATTTACAGCCATGACAATTGCAGCCTTTAAAAATTATTTATCTGGAGCAACACCATGAACGGAGCAGCAGGCCCGACTGGGCAGCTATGCAGCAAACACCAAGGTGACCTAGCAGATGCCCTGCGTAAAAAAGGGCTGTGGTCTATGTGTAAAACAGACGCGTCATCGGTGGCAATGGCTGCGGAACAGTGGTTGAAGGGAACCGGCACCTGCGAGGAATTTAATCCGCTGGTGGCGTGTTTGCTTGAGATCAAAGGTAAGGCTGCGCAGTTTGGCCACCCGGAGCTGGCACGGACATGCCCGCTGTGCGGTGTCGAGCGCCGTCATCAACTCACAGGCATGGCCGCGTCTTGGATCGATAATGTGACCGATTCGATGCTGCTGTTGGCGAAGTCAAACGGCATTGTCAGGTAAATGGCCACCCCAGCAACACAGGACGCGAAGAAGCGCCCTGTCCCCTCACAAAAGCAATTACGCAAGGCCACACGCGAGCGGTTTAGCCGAGCACGCTTGGCGGAAAAAGTGTACGGCCGTCAGTTAAAACAGATAGCCAAACAGGTCGGGGTCATCATCAAGGGCTTTGCGCCTAACGGCGTTGTCCGCAATATGACCGACTTAAATAATGCCCTGCAAAAATACGCCGAGCTGTTGCGCCCGTGGGCCGCTGCTGTCACTGAGCGGATGATTTCTGAAGTGGGGAATCGTGACCTGCATGCATGGAAGCAGCTCGGCAACCAAACAGGGAGATCGCTGGCGTCTGAATTATTACTAGCACCAATACGCCCAGCGTTAAAAGAACTCCAAAAAGAGCAGGTGGCTTTAATTACCAGCCTGCCGACCGATGCGGCAAAGCGGGTGCATAAGCTAACGCTCGAAGCCATGCTACAGGGCAGTCGGGCAGCGGAAACAGCAAAGGAGATAATGGCGAGCGGGCACGTAACGGAATCCCGCGCCATGCTTATCGCCCGAACGGAAACCACACGCACAGCGACCGCCATTACCAAAGCACGGGCTGTGCATGTAGGAAGCGATGGTTATATTTGGCGTACCGCTGGAGATAGTGATGTCCGGGAATTGCATCGCAAGCTAGAGGGCAAGCTCATCAAATGGGATGACCCTCCTATTGCTGGCGAAAACGGGGAACGGGCGCACGCGGGTGCTATCTATAATTGCAGATGCTTTCCAGAACCCGTCCTGCCTGATATTGTTTGACCAGCAGGTAATATGAAATCTTACTAATTAGAGGATTTGCCTTTACCGTAGTCTTGTATTTGCTGAATTACTGATTATTTACAGCAGATCAATTCTACGGAGAAGGAACGATGAAAAAATTAGTAGGTATTGTGTTGCTGGCATTGGCAGCGTTTGCCCCACTGAGCGCATATAGCCAGAGCCCCTCCGGTGCGATTCAAGCGGTGCAACCTCTTACCCGCGATCTCGGATCGATCAAAACGCTGACCGCACAAGTTCCGGGTACTGTCACCTCGGCGGATCAAAGCGGTTATAACGTATCCCGCGTTACTTGCGTAATGAACATTGCGTCGAAGGTCGGTTCTTCGACCGCTACGTTCAAAATACAAAACAAAGACGCAGCCAGCGGCAACTATTACGACCTGATCACTAGCGGGACTGTTACGTCGACGGCCACGCCCACCCCGATCTCGGCAGGTTCCGGTATTACTACGAGTGCCAACCTTGCCGCGAATGTGCCCATTGCGAAAACGT